TTAATAGCAAATGGTAGAGCAGAAGCGTGTAAAGATTCGATAGTTGGAATAAGAAATATTTATTTTATTAACTATCAAATTGAAGATGCTGATGTTACTTATGACGTGACAAATACAGATTTAATTACAGATGTTAACAATGTTGACAGCTTGTATAAGTTTGAATTAAAAGGTTCAGATAACACATTTGAACAAACTATCAATTCTGATAGAAATGCAGGTACAACATTCTTCACGCAAACGTTAACGGTAAAATTCAAAAAGCAAGATGTTGCTACAACTAAAAATATCAAACTTTTAAGTTATGGAAGACCGCACATACTAATAGAGACCAACGCTGGTCAGTTTATGATTATGGGGTTAAAGTATGGTGCTGATGTAACAGCTGGTACAATTTCAACTGGTGGTGCAATGGGTGATTTCTCAGGTTATTCATTAACTTTCACAGCTGAAGAACCAACACCAGCAAACTTTATAAATGCTTCTACACAAGCGGCATTGGTAACGTTATTCTCTCCAGCTACATTGGTAGTATCTTAATAGAGATAAACAAATATTTGAAAGGGGTGCTTCGGTATCCCTTTTTTTTTATGAAACAAAATCGAATTAATTAGTTATATATATATGATTATATTAACAACAGATACAACAGAACAAACGTTTAGTTTTATTCCAAGACTAGATGAGTTTGATTTCGATGTGTTTCCTGTTCAAGACGAGCAAACAAATGAAATAGTATATATCAAGGTAAACGGTGATACAGATGTAATTACGTACAATAAACTTGAGTTAATAGATGAGCAAACAAATGAATCAACTATTTTAGATGTTACGACAAGTTACGCTGGTGATTACTACCATACTATTACAATGGCTTTTAATTTAATTGAGGGGCATTACTATACAATTAGAATATATCAAGATTCAAAAACTGAAACAAGATTTTTAGGTAAGGTTTTCTGTACCGACCAAAGTTTACCTTATTCAATAAATACAGATGGTTACAATTCACGCACAACAAATAACGATTTCATCATTTATGAATAAAAATACACATATAATAGAATTATCTAGCTACACTTCGCCTGTCATTTCAGAAGATAACAGAGAGGATTGGGTAGATTATGGAGTTGATAATAATTACTATCAATTCTTAATAGATAGATTTACCAATTCGGCTACGAATAACGCTGTAATTAACAACATTTGTAAATTAATATATGGGCGTGGTTTGAGTGCGTTAGACGCTTCTAGAAAACCGAATGAGTATGCTCAAATGCTTGCGTAAATTAGTTGTTGATTTAAAGATGTTAGGTCAATGTGCTTTACAGATACATTATGCTAAAGGTAGGAAAAACGTTTTAAAAACATTCCATATACCAGTACATTTATTACGTGCTGAAAAATGTAATAAAGATGGCGAGATTGAAGCTTATTATTACAGTGACAATTGGAACGACACAAAGAAATACAAACCAACGAGATTAGATGCTTTTGGTTTTGGTAGTTCAGATGTAGAGATATTAATGATTCAACCTTACTCAGTAGGAATGAAGTACTACTCACTTGTTGATTATGTAGGTGCTTTAGATTATACTGTTTTAGAGGAAAAAATTAGCGAGTATTTAATTAATGAGGTTAGTAACCACTTTAGTCCTACATCTATCATTAATTTCAACAATGCAACACCAACTGACGAGCAAAAAGAACAAATTTCAAACGAGGTTATTCGTAAGCTAACAGGTTCTAAAGGTAAAAAAGTTGTTGTATCGTTCAATGATAATGTAGATGCTAAAACAACGATTGATAGTGTACCTTTAGACGATGCACCAGCACATTACAATTACTTATCTGAGGAAGCTAGAAATAAAATATTGGTAGGTCATAACGTTACAAGTCCTTTATTGTTTGGTATATCTTCAAGCAATGGGTTTTCAAGTAATGCCGATGAATTAAAAAATAGCGCAATTCTATTCGATAATATGGTTATTAGACCATTTCAAGAGTTATTGTGTGATGCTTTTGATAAGGTTCTAGCAGTTAATAATATTAGTTTAAATCTATTCTTTAAACGATTAAACGTGTTAGATACAGATGGAGAGTTAACACAAGCGCCACAAGAAGTAAATACAGAAATGAGTGCTGAATTCAATCTAAATGAATATTTACAAGAAATAGGCGAGGATATTCAAGAAGGTTGGATAGTATTAGATGAAAGAGATGTTGAAATAGAAGATGAAGATATTTTAGACGCTCATTTGTCAGATATTGAAAATGAGTTAGAAAATAAATTGAACAAAAAAACTGTTTTATCTAAATTAGTTAATCTAGTTTCAACTGGTACAGCTAGACCAACAGCGATTTCATCACAAGACAAAAAAGTTAAGGACAAATATTTTAAAGTGCGTTATAAATACGCTGGAAATCCAACACCTGACAGAGCATTTTGTAAAGCAATGTTAAGCGCTAATAAGTTGTATCGAAAAGAAGATTTGGAAGCTATGGAAAAGGTAGCAGTAAATCCTGGTTTTGGCGAGTTTGGTGGCGACAAATATTCCATATGGAAATATAAGGGCGGACCGCGCTGTTCCCATAATTTTAAAAGAGTTACAATGATGTTAGACTTAAACGCTGATACAAACACGTTTAAAGAGATAGGAACTAGAGCTGCAGAAATAAAAGGTTTTAAAGTTACAAATCCTTTCGAGGTATCTATTTACCCTAAAAATTTACCTTTAAAAGGTTTTAGTCCAAGAAATACAAATTTACCCTCAGACGTTAAATAATTATGGCGGAAGTACTATTAATATCAAGAACAGATTTAGTTAAGCACACATCTTTAAATGGGAATATTGACACTGATAAATTCATTCAATTTATTTTTATTGCGCAAAGTATACACGTACAACAATATTTAGGCACTAATTTACTTGAAAAGTTAAAAAGTGATTATCAAAATAACACACTAACAACGAATTATAGTAACTTAATAACTACCTACGTAAAACCTATGCTTATTCACTTTGCTGCTGCTGAATATATACCATTTGCTGCCTATTCAATTTCTAACAAAGGTGTATATAAACACAGTTCTGAAAATAGCGAAACGGTTAGTAAAAACGAGGTTGATTTTTTAGTTGAAAAGGAGCGACAAATAGCACAAAATTATGCGCAAAGATTTATTGATTATATGAGTTACAATCAACATTTATTTCCCGAATATAATAATAATTCTAACGGAAACATTTACCCTGAAGGTGGCACGAATTTAACAAGTTGGTATCTATGAAAAAAAAAGAGTATAAAATCAAAGAAAACAATATAATCAAATTACAGTTATATTTAAAGAAATTAGAAAATGTCGACGCAAAAAAAGATAAGTGAATTAACGGCTAAAACGACAAGTGTATCTCATACGGATATATTTGTATGTTCACAATTAAGTGACGGTGTATATACGAGTAAAAAGATAACTGGGGCGCAAATATTTCCATATAAAATATATACCACAACATTAAGTCAATCGTCAACAAGTAATCCAACTGTATCGGGAACATTTAGTCAATTAACAAGTACTATGACTTGGTTAAGGTCAAGTGCTGGAACATACACAATTCAATGCTCAGCAAATGAGTTTGCAGCTAGTAATACATATGTATACATTACTTTAAGTGGTACTTCTAACTTGGGCGCTTACGTTCGCTATACAAGAGATAGTGTTTCAACGATTACGATATATACTTACAATAGTTCAGATACATTAACAGATGGCATTTTAAACAATGCTAGTTTTGAAATAAAAGTTATAAATTATTAAAAAATGGCAGTAGTAAAAAAAATATCGGAGTTAACTCCTAAAGGTTCAAATTTAGGAGCAACTGATTTAATTATAGTAGGCGTTGACAATGGAGTTGATTACGATTTAAAATCTTGCACGGGTGCTGAGTTATTAAGTACAGCGGTATCACAAACAATTACTAACGGTGTTACAACAAGCGCACCTAGTCAAAATGCTGTATATGACGCTTTGGATTTAAAAGTTGACAAAGTATCTGGTTCACGACTTATTACAAGCGCAGAGGGTACTGTATTAGGTAATACAAGCGGTACTAATAGTGGCGATGAAACATCTAGCACAATTAAATCAAAATTAGGTATTACTACATTGTCAGGAAGTAATACAGGTGACCAAAATTTGCAGCAAGTTACGGATTTGGGAACAGACACTAATAAGTCAATCACATCAACTGGTGCTTTATACAGAGGTACATTGTCAAATGCTACTATTCAAAGTTCCACATTAGTAGGTGGTATATATACGTCAATAGATGCTGATGGTAAAGTACAAGTAAATACAACTGGTAACGGTGTTGGATTATTAAAATCTAGCAATCTAGTAAATAATGTGACTTTAGAATTTCCGAATAAATCAGTAGGCAATTATACAATAGCTACTACTTCAGATTTAACATCTAAAGTTGATTCAAATACAGCTATTACTGGAGCTACAAAAACAAAAATTACTTACGATTCAAAAGGTTTAGTTACTAGTGGAACAGATGCTACAACTTCAGACATTTCAGATTCAACAAATAAACGTTATGTAACAGATGCACAACTTACTGTGTTAGGTAATACAAGCGGTACGAATACAGGTGACCAAATTATCTCAGATGCTACATTAACTACAAGTGATATTACAACTAATGACGTTTCGACAACTAAACACGGATTTGTACCAAAAGCACCAAATAACACAACTCAATTTTTAAGAGGCGATGGTACGTGGGCAACTCCTTCAGCAGGTGGACTAACATACTTCACAGAGGCACAATCAACAGCTTCACCAAACGCAACAGTTAACGTTGATTCATTAACAGCAGTTGCCTCAACTACTGATGCGGACTTTGCTGTTAAACCAAAAGGTAATGGAGCATTATTAGCAAGGATTCCTGATAATACTGTAACTGGCGGAAATAAAAGAGGTATAAATTCAGTTGATTTACAAACATTTATATCTGGTGACGCCTCTCAAGTTGCAAGTGGTAATTATTCAGTTATTGTTGGAGGTCAAGGAAATAAAGCAAGTGCATTAAATAGTTCTGTTTTAGGTGGTTATTTCAATAATGCTACTGGTCAATATAGCACAGTTATAGGTGGTTATGGAAATAGTTCAATAGGTTCATTTTCTGTTACAGGTGGTAGAGATAATACCGCTAGAGGTCAAGATATAATGCTAGGTGAAGGCTGTTCAACTGTTAGTAGTTTAAATTACAACACAGCATCTGGTTATTACAATATTATAACAAATGGGTCTCATTCAACAGCTTTCGGTGGATATAATAGCTTAAACGGTCAATATCATTTTACAGCTGGTGAAAGCAATACGTTAACATCTCTTTATGGTTCAGCTATTTTAGGCATTAATTGTTTAGACAATGGATATAGTAGATTTGTTTATGGTAATCAAGGTTATGTTAAAGGTGATTCTCAATCTTCTAAAATAATTTTAAATAGAAGAACAACTGATGCAACTTCAGTACCTTTAATTATTCAAGCTCCTTATGGTGTTGGGGTTGCAACAACAAATCAAATTACATTATCTAATAATAACTCAATAAGATTTAAAGGAACAATTATAGCAAGACAAAGTGGTTCAACCAACACGAGTGCTTGGGATATTGATGGAATAATTCAAAGAGGGGTAGGTGCTGCAACAACAACTTTACTTATTGGAAATGTTAACGTAGTTCAAAATACACCTGCTTGGGGTACACCTACATTAGCTGCAAATACTACTTTAGGTTGTTTAACTGTTACAGTAACAGGCGCATCAGCTACAAATATACAATGGACTTGTGCTATTGATACAACGGAAGTGATATACGCTTAAAAATAAATTAGTAATTTTACAAATAAAAAATAACAATTATGAAAATTAAAACATTAGTAACAGTAACTTATAACAACGGAATAACAGGTCAAGAAACAGGTTTAGTAACAGGAACATTAAGTTCTTGTAATCAACAATTAAGATTTGGATTTGAATCAAATTATATGTTTGAATATACGTCTGAAAGTGGTCAGACAATTGCAAATAATATGTACCCTGTATCAGCTGAAGAAACAAATGCCTTGTATGAATTAGTTAAAAGTGAAGTTCCAACTGGATTACCTTATTCAGAAACAACAACTTACTTGTATTATTTAGGTTTCAGATTACAAATGGCTCAAACATTTGGTATTGATATTGATGATATTGAAATAATTTTGTAATGATATCCAACATTAAGTTAATATTAGCAGAATTACGGAAAATGAAAAATATTGCGCTAATCCTACTATTCGTGGGGTTAGTGCTATTTTATTACAAATCATTGATTACTGAAGTAGTTCACAAAAAAATTAAAACAGACGACCCTGTAAAAGAGGACATTAATAATAATGTTTTGATTCAACAAATGCTAAATAATTTAATGATTAAGTATGGAGCAGATAGGGCATATATATTTCAATTTCACAATACTATTAAATATTATGACGGGTCACATCGTAATCATCAATCAATGACTTTTGAAGTTTGCGCTAACGGAATAAGTCGAGAAGCACAATATTTACAAAATCTAGCAGTTAGTTTATACCCTGTATTTTTACAAGAAGTGATGTTAGAGAGAATGAATTATAGAGATGTAGATGATATAAAAGAAGAAACTACTAAGATAAATTTAAAACAACAAGGTATTAAATCTATTTACATTGTACCTTATTTTAAAGATGGAAATTTTGTCGCTTATATAGGTATTGACTTTGTAAAGAACTACAATTTAAACGAAATTGAATATAAAGAATTTAAACAATTAACAAACGAAATAGGTAATACATTAATGATATGAAAGAGATACAAAAAAGATGGAAAGCAACAACACCGCCTTTCTTTAAAAAGGTTATACATATAGGAATAATATTAGGTTTAATAGGTGGTGGTTTGGTAACATTTCCAGCTACTGCATCAGTAGGAGCAATTTTGGTAACAGTAGGAACAACAGCGACTGCAATTGCTAAATTAACCAAAATATAATGGATAAGATAACAATAGATAGAATCAAGACTATACACCCAAAATTACGTGATGAGTTAGAAAAAGACTACATAGAATGTAATAACTTATTACCAAAAGGTGTTAGATTACGTTTTGCTTACACATACCGAAGTATTGAAGAACAAAATAAACTATATGCTCAACGTCCAAAAGTAACAAATGCAAGGGGTGGACAATCAATCCACAATTACGGATTAGCTTTTGACATTGTTATTTTAAAAGACAAAGATAATAACGGAATATTTGAAACTGCTTCGTTTGATATTGATGAACATTGGTTAACAGTTGTTAAATTCTTTAAGTCTAAAGGTTGGATTTGGGGAGGAGATTGGAAAACATTTAAAGATGCACCACATTTTGAGAAAACATTCGGTCATACCTGGCAAACATTATCAAAAAAAGAAATATTTATGAATAATGGGTTGAGATATCCTTTATTATAACTATATTTGTTATCATAATTTTTAGTTTTAAAGTTTGTATCGAAACGAGGTAATTAAAAACTATCTCGTTTTTTTTATTAAAATATTTTAAATAATCTATTGTATATTTAAAATAAAGTAGTATATTTGTATAAACTTTTAAACTTTAAAATTATGAAAGCAATTTATCACACAGAATTTACTCGCAAAGGGTACGGTCAATGGACAATCACAATTGAATTTATTGATGGTCAAGCAATAAATATTTTTACAACAGATAGTCAACTATATGATGAGTGGAATAACCTTGATAGCGAAGAAAAAAACAATCTAATTGCGGAAAGATTAGACTATAAAATTGAAGAACTTTTAAACTAAATTTATGGAAACATTTGTAAACTACGGAATGGTAGAGTTAAGATGCGAGTATGAGATTGAGGAATATTTCCCAGCTACATATTTGCAGCCTGAGGAAGGCGGTAATATATACGATTTATGTATATACGTTGACAGCCAAGAGATATCTCAATTATTAAGTGATGATAAAATAGAATCAATTAAAGAACTAATCATTGAACAATTATGAAAATATATAAAAAAATACACGAAGCAAAAAAAGAAATTGGAGTTGTTAAAAAGAACGCTAAGAATCCACATTTCAAGAATACATACGCCGATTTAAACGCATTAATTGAAGCTGTTGAACCGATACTACTAGACAAAGGTTTGATTATGTTACAGCCAATAAAAGACGGTAAAGTTTTCACACAAATAATCGACATTGAAACTTTTGAAATGGTTGAAAGTGCTATTGATTTAAGTGCTAATTTAACCGCTCAGGCACTCGGAAGTCAAGTAACATATTACAGACGTTACACTTTACAAAGTTTGATGAGTTTACAAGCTGACGATGACGATGGGCAAAGAGCAAGTACACCGCAACCAATTAAAGAAGTATTACAAATAGGCTCTAGCAACTTTATTCGTTGCCTAGACGCTTTAAAAGAGGGTAAAGGTACTATTGAGCAAATCAAATCAAAGTACAATGTAAGTAGTGAAGTAGAAAAAGTATTAATTGAAAAATCAAAGTAAAATGGAAAATTTAAACGATATCAATAGAGAAGAACAAGCGTATTACGAAAATGTTCCTCAACAAAATCCTTTTCATTTATCAGTAGTAACTGAATCAACGGTGCTAACTTTACAAGACCATTTCGATATGATGATACAAGCGGTAAGAAATGGTGAACTAGACGCTTTAAGCCTTTATACTATCTCTAAGGAAGTTAAAGATATTGCCGAAAAAGTTAATAAAGACGTTCAAGAATTAGCAATTGAGGAAGCTGAAAAGCACACAGAAAAATCTTTTAAGTACGGAAATAAAATAATTACTAAAGTTGAGGGGCGCAAAATGATTGACTATTCAAATATTGAGGAGTGGAGAATCGCAAAGGATAACTTGAAAGAAATTGAAGATAAATACAAGCAAGTAGCATTATCGTCATTAAGTACGCTAGACGAATCAACTGGCGAAGTTTTACAACGTCCAATAGTAACGTTTAGTAAATCATCTATAACTATAAAAAAAT